GAAGTTGTTGTAGGTGTTACAACGATTTCTGCAGGAATATCAACTAGTGATACAACTATAACTGTTCCTAGCACTAAAGGTTTTCCATCTGAGTATGGATTACTTAAAATAGATGATGAAATAATATCATACACTGGAATAACTTCAACAACATTTACTGGTTGTATTCGTGGATTTAGTGGTATCACTGGATATAATGTTGGTATTTCATCCTCTCTTCTCAATATAAATCAAGAGAGCTTAAAATTTGATGACACAACAGCAACTTCTCATACATCTGGATCTAGTTTAACAAACTTATCAGTATTATTTCTTCAAGAATTTTTCAAAAAGTTTAAGAAAACTTTTTTACCTGGATTAGAGAATAATGATTTTGCAGATAATTTAGACGTAGGTAATTTTGCAAAGTTTGCTCGTTCATTTTACCAATCAAAAGGTATTGAAGAATCGGTAAGAATTTTATTTAAAGTATTATATGGAGTAGAATCGAGAGTATTAGATTTAGAAGGTAATTTAATTAAACCATCTGATGCTGAATTTATACGTCGTGAAGTTGTTGTAGCAGATTTAATTACACCAACTGGAGAACCTCAGAACCTAACAGGACAAACAATATTTAAATCAACTGATACTTCAACAAGTGCTTCAGTATCAGAAGTTGAAATAATTAAGAGAGATGGAAGAAATTATTATAAAATTGCATTATTTGTTGGGTTTAGTGATCGTGACTTAATAGAGGGTGTATTTACTGTTCCTGGTAATACAAAAATTCTAGATCAAGTATCTGCTGGTTCTTCAATTATCAATGTAGATTCAACTGTAGGGTTTGGTACTACTGGAACTGTTATCAGCGGTGCAAATTCTTCAATTAATTATACCTCAAAATCAATAAACCAATTCTTTGGATGTAGTGGAGTAGGTGTTGGTCTAGGTACTGCAGATAATATTAGAGCAGATGAAACAATCTTTGGATATGAGAATGGTGATTTATCAAAGAGAATTGATTTAAGAATTACAGGTGTATTATCTGAATTAGTTCCAATTACGGATATAAGTTTGATTAATGAAGGTGAAAACTTCTTTGTTAAAAATATTGGTGAAAAAATTGAGAATGATAGTAAAAATTATAAACAGATATTTGCTAATTCTTGGATCTATAATACAAGTTCAAGATTTCAAGTTGATATACCAGTTGGTGGTTCAACCTTCACCTTAAAAACTCCAATTGATAAATCATCTCTTAAAGTTGGTGATAGATTTGATATCTTAAAAAGAAATCAACAAGTTATTGCTGGTAGTGGTACAGTTGCCAGTATTAATACTGGATTAAATCAGATAACAGTATCAAACATTGCTGGATTTACTCAAGATGCAAATCAATTATATGATATTCGTAGAAAAGTTGAAAAGGCATCGAGCTCTGGTGTAACTCTTACTCAAGGTAATGATAGTATTATTGCAGATACTTTAAGTGTTTACACTGATGGAAATGTTGATGGTTATGTTGCATCAAACTCTTTACCGAGTTATGACATAACAACAAATATAATAGAAGAGAATCTTACAGGTGGAACTGCTGCTGGATTAGATGGTTTTAATCCTTTGAATGATCGATATAGTTTTATTAACTTTAATATTGGTAGAAATATAAAATTTATTCAAGGTGATGCTGTTACTTATCTACCAGAGGGTGAAGTACTAGTTGGATTGGATACAGGCAGAACATATTTTGTAGATCCTGTTATACCTCAACCAGGTCAAGATATTACAAAGATTAGAATATTTAACTCTCTAGCACAAATTGGATCTGCAAGTACTGTTCAAGTTGGTCCTACTACATCTACAAGTGATGTTCATAGATTTGTATTAGAAAAGCATAAAAGCAGAACGTTAGAGGCAGATAAAATATTAAGAAAGATTCCTCTATCTCAAAACTTATTTGTTAGTTCAAATCAAGATATACCTACAAATGATATTGGTATATTAATAAATGGTGTTCAGGTTCGTTCACCTATTTCAGATAATCAGATATATTATGGTCCTTTAGAATCTATTGATTTATTAAACGGTGGAAGTGGATATGATGTTGTTAATCCACCAATCGTTGGTATTGAAACAAGCACAGGAGTTGGTGCTGCTGTTGAACCAATCATACAAGGTACAGTCAAAGAAGTATTTGTTGATCCTCAAGAATTTGATATCGATGCAGTTACAAGTATTTCACTTACTGGTGGTAATGGAACTGGTTGTTTATTACAACCAATTTTAGGAACTCGAAATAGAGAATTGCAGTTTGATAGTAGGGATGTATTCTTCAATGGTGGTGTAGATATTGCAAATGAAACTATAACATTTAAAACAGTTCATAGTTTAGATAATGGTCAATTGGTTTACTATGGTTCAAATGGTAATGCTCCAATTGGTATTGGAACTGCTTATGATCCTGCAAACATAGTTGCTGGCACTCTATCTGATGGTGCTCCATATTTTGTAAGAATAGTTAATCCATCTACAGTTAGATTATTCAATAGTAAAAATGATGCATTATTTGGAACTGCAGGTATAAACACTGTAGGATTATCAACTGATACAGCAGCAAGTGGTGTTCATAAATTTAGAACAGAAAGTAGAAATACTTTAGTCGCAGTCAAAGTTTTAGAAGAGGGCTCTGGATATACTCATCGTAAGTTAAGAGTTAAACCCACTGGTATTTCAACATCTTTAAACGTTGTTACTTTTAAGGATCATGGATTTAATAGTGGTGAAATTGTAGAATATTCTGCAGAAACAACAGCAATACAAGGATTAACTACAACATCATCATATTATATTAAAAAATTAACTGATAATACATTCCAACTAGCAGATGCTGGTGTAGGTGGAACTTCGATAGTTAATTATAATAGAGGTAAATATGCTGACTTTACATCTTCAGGTGAAGGATTTCAAATATTTAATTATCCTCAAATTAAAGTCAATGTTGATGTTTCTTATGGATCAACAATTACAGGTGATATTACAATTACTCCTGTCGTAACGGGTGAATTAATTGGTGGATATCTTTATGAGCAGGGAACAAACTATGGTTCCACAACTCTTGATAAAGAAGTCATACCTAAAGTTACTATTGAAAATGGTAAGTATGCAGAATTTAAACCAATTATAGTAAATGGTAAGATTATTGATGTAGCAGTTGTAAACAGAGGTAGAGAATATTATTCTAGTCCTGAAGTTAAAGTAATATCAACAGGTACTGGAGCAGGTGCTGTGGTTCGTCCAGTCATTGATAATGGTCAAGTAATAGACGCAATTGTCACTAATACTGGTATTGGTTATAGTAGCGTTGCAACAGAGATTAGAGCGTTTTCTAGAGGTGATAATGGAGTATACGCTGCAAGAGTTAGAAGTTTAACATTAAACAATACACATAGATTTGGTGATTCATTCTTATCTACAAAAGAAGATACTTTAAGATTCAGTATATTAGGTTATTCTCAAGATATTGCAAATAATTTTGAGAATACATTTACTGTTACTGGTAGTGGTGAATTTAATCAAATCATAGGTCACTCTCCAATTGTTGGATGGGCATATGATGGAAATCCAATATATGGTCCTTTTGGATATTCAGATGCAGATAATATTAACTCCAATTTAAAAATTATTACACCATCATATGTAACTGATATTAATAGAGTTACAAATCGTCCACCAGGTTATTCTGCAGGATTTTTTGTTGAAGATCACGTTTATAATGGAACAGGAGATTTAGATATTCATAATGGAAGATTTGGAAAAACACCAGAATTTCCAAACGGAGTTTATGCATACTTCTCTACTGTCGGTTTAGGAACTGGTACAAATAAATTAGAAGGACAATACCCATACTTTATTGGTAATACATATCGTTCACCTTTAATTGCAGAAAATCAAATATTAAATCAGGATTTTGATTTTAATAATTCAGGATTAAGGAGAAATACACTATCCTATAATGTAGATGAAGAATCTGCTGGAAATGATTTCGTAATTGAATCCTATGAACAAATAAGACAAATTTCAAAAATAGAGGCTGTAACTGAAGGTGGTGTTGATGCAATAACAATACTTAACGGTGGTGATGGATATAAAGTTGGTGATCTTACAGATTTTGATGATACTGGTACTAATGGTTCAGGATTCCGTGCTGAAGTTGATGAAATAGTTGGTATTGGAATTACTAATATTAATACAACTCTTACAAGTTTTGAAAATGCAGTATTTGAATGGAAAAGCGGTACTGAAGTTGTAGCAAATTACTTACCATTCATTGAATTAAATGATAAAGATGCAGTTTCTATATCTGGATTGAGTAGTTCAATAGTTAATCTAACTGATTCATTTAATATTGGTGTGACAACTAATCGAATTGGACTTGCAAAGGCAATGACTATTGGTTCTGCTGGTGGTTTGATTCAAGATATATTTGTTACGCAAATTCCAAATTCAGTTTCTATTGGTGGTTCATTAAGAGTTGGTTCAGGTAATGTAAGCAATGCTAGTGATATTGAATTATTAAGAGTTTTAAATGTATATCCATTAAGAAAAGTAATCAGAGTACAAAGACATACTGGTATTGCACATACTCTTGGATCAAATATTGATATATTAAATAATCAAATTAGTATTCCAGTTCAAACAAAGAAATTTGATTCTGAAACAAATGATATTATATACTTCAATGCTCCTCAATCTGTTGGAGTTGGAACTACATCTGGTGGTGCTATAAGTGTTGATAGAGTTGTAGGAGATATCGTAGAGAGGACACCTATACCTACTAGAGCAATTCATATACCAAATCATCCATTTAAAACAGGTCAAAAACTAACATTAAACAAAAGAAATGGTGCAAATCGTTTTGATGTAGGACGCACACCATTAGTCACTGAATTTAAACTCCCATTTATTGGTGCTAATTCGACTGAAGTGTATGTAATTGACAAAGGGGATGATAATATTGGTTTAGTTACTACTAGAGTTGGTATTGGTAGTACAAGTGAAGGATTATATTTCTACAGTAAAGGTTCATTAACTGGTATTTCTTCAGGACTATACTTCTTCCAGAGTAGTAAAGAACAAGTAACAGGTACTATTGATAAAATTATTACCACAGTATCAACAAATGTAGCAGCAGCAAATACTACAACACACAATCTTGTTGAAGGAGATACTATTAAACTCAATGTAGTACCTAATCTTAATGTTGGAATTGGTAATACAACACCTGTATCTGTAAATTATAATGAGGCATTTGAAAAATTACTTGTTAATCCAATATTATTCACTGCTTCTGATGTAGAAACAAATCAAATCGATTTGGTAGATCATGGATTTGAAACTGGTGATAAAGTATTTTATGATGGAGGTGCAACTGGATTAAGTACAGGGACATATTTCGTTAACAGGGTAAGTAGTAGAAGATTCCAACTTTCCGAAACAATTCTAGATATCAATTCAAATCCAGTAAGGACTGTAAATATTACAGCAAATACTGGTGGAGATAATCAATCTATCGCACCAATAAATCCAAGAATTGACGTAGTTAAAAATTCTAAATTAAACTTTGGTTTAACAAGTTCTACTTTATTAAACTTTGATTTCAAATTATTCTATGATAAAGAACTTACAAATGAATACTTAAGTTCACAAGATTCAAGCACTTTTAATGTTGGTGTTGGTGGAACAATTGGTATAGGAACAAATAATACTGATCCTATAGGTGCTGCTTTAACTGTACAATATTCTGCATCTTCACCAGGTAGATTATATTATGGATTAACTAAAGGTGGTTTCATAAGCACTGCTGATACTGAAGTATCTAATTATTCTGAAATTAGATTTATTGATAGTAAGTATAATGGAGAATATAAGATATCCAACGTTACTGCAGATACTTTTGATATTTCACCAAAAATTCCTGAGTTTTTAAGTTATAATTCTAGTGACTGTGAGAAACTTGAGTACTCCACAAAATCAACTGCGGTTCACGGTGCAATCAAAAATTTAAATATCATATCACCAGGATTTAACTATAAGAAATTACCACAATTTAAATCAGTCACAAGTACAAATGGAACTGATGCAAACATAATTGCATCTTCAAATAATATTGGAAGAATTAAAAAAATAAGAATAGTTGATATTGGTTATGAATATTCTTCAGACAAAACTTTAAGTCCAGAAGCGTTTATATCACCTGTTGTTAATATTGATAATCTTGATATTATTGATTCTGTTAATATTGTAAGTGGTGGTGCTGACTATATGAGCACACCTAATTTAATTGTATTCAACCCAGTTTCAAATACTGTTGTTGATACTCTCTCACTGCAACCTTTCACACCTAACCAAACAATATCTAGAGTTGATGTATTATCACCTGTTACTGGGTTAGATTCAGTGGTTCATAAGATAATTTCAATCAATAACTCTAATGGTGTTGGAATTAACTCGGTTCAAATTAGTAATTCAGGAGTTGTAACTTGTTTCATTGAAACTCCAATCAATGGATTTGATACTCAACCATTTGCGATTGGAGACCAAGTTTATGTTGAAGGTATACAAAGAGTAGGTGAAGCGGGAATTGGTGCTACACAAGGGGGAATATCTACCAATACAACAATTGAAGGAAGTGGATATAACTCAGATAATTATAACTACCAGTTCTTTAATGTTGATGATTACATTACTGGTACACAATGTATATTGAAGTTTAGTACAGCAGGTGTTACAACAAATCCTGGTATTGCTAAGACTTTCCAATCTGGTTATGCTACTTTAATTAATAAGAAGAAATATCCTGTTATTGAACCAGTTCAATCAAGAGGTGTATTTGAATTAAAAGAAACTTTAATTGTTGGTAACGTCATTACCGACTTAACAGTTATTGAAGTAAGAAATGATTATATTAAGATTGATGGTAAGTATAAAATTAAAAAAGGTGACAGAATTAAAGGTGAATTGAGTAACGTATCTGCAGAAATAACAAGTATTGTAGATAATCAAGCCAAGTTTACTACTGATTTTTCAAATAGACAAGATTATGGTTGGTTAGATGATATTGGTAAGTTAAATGAAGATTATCAAGTCATACCTGACAACGATTACTATCAAAACTTATCTTACACAGTTAAGAGTTCAATTGAATGGGAAAAATTTGTAAACCCAGTAAATCGTTTAGTTCATCCATCTGGTCTTAAGAATTTTGCTGATACTGCAATTACATCAAATCTTGCAGTTGGATTTGGTACTGTTCGTGAATCAAATCAAACAGTTGTATTAGATGTTGGCAATGTTCTTGAACTTAACGATAAACAAAGAGTAGATGCAATTAATAACTTTGACTTTGCAAGAGATTATGATACAAGAGTTAACGGATCTAAGTTCCTAACATTCCAGAATAGAACATTAACTGACTTTACAAGATGTAAGACAAATAGAGTTTTATTACATGATGATATAAGTGAAAACTTCTCTAGTGAGGGATTTGAAAGTACTAATACTGTTATTGAACCATTAGTTGAAGATTTTGCAAATTATCTTGTACAAATCGTTGATCCTGATACTTTTGATACTCAGTTTACAGAATTAGTTACTTTGACAACTGAAAGTAATGCATTTATTCTTGAAAAAACAACTGATTTTACAACAGTGAAGTTAGGAAATTTTGATACTGAAATTCTAGCAACAGGAACTAAGAATCTTTTATTCACACCAACAGAGGTATTCCTTAAGGATCATGACATAAAACTCCTTAAGATTGATTTTAATACAGATTTAACAGGT